TGGGGAGGTAAATATTCAAGCATTAATAATATTAAAATACCAGTATTCACACGTGGTAAGGTATCATTCACTAAGATTGGATATGACAACTTACGTGAATTGCAAGTCATTGAGATGTCGGAGCATGGAAACAGGATCTTTTGTAACCTTTTGCAGGTACCCTCAGTGTTATTCGGAGATACCAAAGCCAGCACTTATGATAATATGACCCTGGCAGAGAAAGCTATTTATAGACATAGGATTATCCCGGACCAGGTTTCTTTCTGTGAGGGCTTTACCGAGATCCTTCAGGCTTATGGACCCTTTAAGCTTATACCGGATTATTCGAATATAGAATGTCTACAGGAAGATAAGGAGAAAAAAGTTAAGTGGATCAGCATGGCTTTCAATGATGCTGCCATTACCGGTGATGAATATAGGGAAAAACTTGGTATGGAACCAACGGGGCTGCCTGAGATGCAGGTGAGGTACATCAATGCCAATAAGATTCCGTTGGATTTCAGTGAGGAAGATATTTCAAACAGCGATAAATATTACGAAAACCACGAAATACAGGAACAGTTATGACCGAAAAACAAAAAACATGGACCAGGGCACAGGTTGAAAAGCTTCTGGAGAAGCAGATAGCTGACTGTGCTGATGCTATTCAGGGCGATAACCTGAGTGAATATACGGCGAAGAAAAAAATACTAGCCACAAATAGAGTGGATTTTTAATAAACGTTCATTGAAATGAGTTTTAGACGGCGCACCTGGCAAAGTATTGACAGGCGAAAGGCTAGTTTTCGCCGGGCAATGCGTCCTGTCTTTATGAAAGCCCTTGAGGTGCAAATACAGCCCTTATATGAGGCCATAGATCAAACCGGCAATATAACCCATGTAGAGGTTCCACAGCTTAGTGATGAACCGATAAAACAGGGTTATAAGAAGCTTTACATGGCAACGGCTTTTGAATTTGCCAAGTTTGACCGCAGACAGGCGAAAAGTATGAGGGGAGTGGAGATCTTGAAAGATGAGGATGAGATTGTCGAGGATCTGATTTTGCAGGCTATTGAAAATTATCTGATAACTGATATGGGGTCAACGATAACAGCCATAGGGGATACAACAGAGGTGCTTTTAAAGGATTTGCTGGATAAGCTTATCCCGGAGATTCTTGAGACAGGTATTGGAGGGGGAGCAGCACAAACAGCATTGAGGGACAGGATAAAATCAGAATGGCACCGGGCCCGGTACTTCAGGACTGAAAGGATAGTGAGGACAGAGGTGAACAGGGCTGCAAATTGGGGAAGCCTTGAAGGTGTAAAAAGTACTGAGTTCCCTCATAACAAGATTTGGCTTTCAGCCTTTACAGCTGGTTCAAGGGCTTCTCACATGGATGCCGATAATCAAAGCGTGGACAGCAATGAGCCTTTTGTAGTGGATGGTGAAGATTTGCAATATCCGGGAGATCCTTCAATGGCCTCGGCAGGGAATACGATAAATTGTCTTTGTAGTATGACATACGAAACAAAATAGTGATGGAAAATAAAATAATATTTAAGAGTTTAAGCCATGAGGTGAAAGACCTTGACGAGGCGAAAGGGATAGTTACTATTTATATCAATGCCTTTGACAATGAAGATAGTGACGGGGATATTTCCGCACCCGGATCTTTTAAAAGGACTTTTAAGAATAATCTGAAGATAATAAAACATCTGCTTAACCATAATGGTGATTACCTATTAGGGCTTCCTATAGAGCTATATGAGGATGATCATGGAGCCGTTGCAGTAAGCCAGATGAACATGAAAAAGCAGATCGTAAAAGATGTGTTTGAGGATTACCGGCTTTTTGCCGCGAATAAAAGAAGCCTGGATCATTCGATAAGAGTTAGGGCGATTAAAAGGGATACCGATAATGAGCAGATAGTTTTAGAGTGGAAGTTATGGGAATATTCCACCCTTTATACCTGGGGTGCAAATCCCGAAACGCCCTTGATTGATATTAAGAGCCTGGATGACCTGGAATTAATGATACAAAAGGGCAATTACAGTGATGAAAAAGCAAAACAAATAGAAAAATTATATGATCAGTTAAAGAACCTTATTGCCGATCCGTCAGGCACTCCGGAAACGGACCCGCCGGCACTCGATAATAAGGGCAAGAGCCTGATCCAAACATTTTATAATCACATAAGCGTGAAATAAAAAGTATTAGAGAATCTTCTTACCGACCCGCGTGACACTCCGGAGTCCCGGACCCGTCAGCACTCAGTAAAGGATTGATTTACAATTTATTAATCAATTAAAATCTGAGACATGACTGACGAAGAAAAAAAAGTCAAAGAAAAGGCCGATGAAATTAATGCCTCTATTGAGGGGTTAAAATCTAGCGTCGATGAAAAGGCCAGCGTTGAAGATTTGGAAAAGTTGGAGGAAAAGCATACAGAAATTTCCGAAAAGTTGGGAGAGTTAGCGAGTAAGGAAGATATGACAAAGCAGCAGGAACAACTTGACGAGATTTCCACGCAGCTTAAAGGCATTGGAGAAATCCAGGACCAACAAACCAAGTCTTTCAATGAGCAGGTTCTTGAAAAACTAAAAGATGATGATTTTAAAACTAAAGTAAAAAACTACCAGGGACGCGGTGAACTGGCAGGGTTTGAAATCAGGATGAAAGCCGCAGATATTGATACCGATGACATCAACAGTGGTGACATTGAAACTATGACAGAAGGTGGAGTAGCAAGTGCACCATGGAGAGGCACCCCTGTAAGAAATGCCGTCCGTTGGGGAACCATTGGGCAAGGGCGTGATTCCGTTTCATGGTGGGAGGAAACAACCCGTACCGATTCGGCGGAAGTGGTAACCGAACAGGCAGCACCGAGTGCTGGAAGTGCAAAAACCTGGACCAAGGAAAGCCTGGATATTAAGATGATCAAGGATTTCACAAAAGTATCCAAAAGTGCTTTGGAAGATTTTGAGTATATCAATTCAGAGATTAACGACCTTATGAATAACGGTATACCCAGGGAATTAGAGGACCAGTTGATTGATGGCACTGGATTGACCAAATACCTGACAGGGATTACGACATACTGTAAAACCTTTGCGTGTCCGGACAATTTCACGAAAGTCCCAAATGCCATTGATGGGGATGTTCTGGCCGCCGCCGTACTTCAATGTATGAATGGCAATACCAGCGATACTGAGAAAAAAGGTTATATCCCAACTTTGGTTTTGGTTAACCCCGGCTCCAAGGTAGATATGAGACTTGTTAAATCTACGATTGAAACTTATGTCAAACATCCCATGATTTCAGACGATGGCAATTTCTTTGATGGAATCAGAATTGCATCCAGTCTGGACCTGGCCGCCGGAGAATTTATCGTAGGGGATTTCAACCAAGCCAAAGCTTATATGAAAAGGAATATGCGTATTTCTTTCCATTATGAAAATGAGGATGATGTTTTGAATGACCTTGTTTTGGTTCTGGCCAGTATTCGCGTTGCAGGACTGAAAGTGACCACACCGGGAGCATACGGTTTTGTCACTGGAACCTTTGCAGCAGGAAAACCGCTGATTGAAGAAGAAACTGATTAAAGAAAGGAGAAAAAACTATGAAACGTTTAATTGGAATTTTAGTATTGCTTTTTGTAGCAGTTTCTTTTATTTCTGCACAGGTTACGGCAAGGACAGCCGTACAACATACCATGCGGAAAAGTGCTACCTATTACAAATACACCGGTGTTGCTGCTGATACCTGCGGGACAGAACAGGATACTTTGTATTTTGAAATCCTGTCAAACAAAAGTGTACCTGTCACCTGTAATGCAAGAGTGGAGGTGACACGAACAGGTGAGACTGAGACATACGATATTGACTTGGAAGGAAAGGTTTTTAAAAATGATTCCTGGTCAAAGATTGTTGAAAATGCTACCCAGGAAGCTTCTAAAAGTATGTATGAGCCAGAGACATCAATGGTAGACACCTTGGAAGCTACTCATGTAGGAGTGGCTAATGCTATGCCAGGAAGCGGGGATAATTTTTACCGATACTTCCGGGTGTTTGTAGGCAATGATGGAACGTGTGGGAATGCAGATAAGTTAACTGTTAATTACGTGATCTTTAAATTGTACGAGCGATGAGTATGAGGCGCACCCAAGCGGTAACCCTGAAAAGTGGGGAAACCGTCAATGTGCTTCCTAGAGAGATACCCGGCTTAAAAGCGGCCGGGCTTCTTTCTAAGGACGTAAAGGCACCTGGAAAAACCAAGGAAGAGAAATTTACCGGAGAGACAAAAGAGGTTACCGGTAAGGTTAAATCTGATCCACCGAAAAAAAGACCGGTAAATATTTCCCATGCTAATATAAAAGGAGCGAGACCGAAAAAGACCTAAGCAATGGATGTAAGAATCAAAACGGATATTACAAGTGAGATACTTTCAGCAGCCGATGTAAAGCCTTATATCAAATATGAGGATTCGGACGCTGATGAGATCATTGTAATTGATGATATGATTAAAACGGTGCGTACTCATTTAGAAAATCGCACCGGTTCCTCCTTTGCTGAAAGGACTTATGAGATTTTTTTTAAGGCCGATGAATCACCTTTTATACTTCCTGTTTATCCTATTATTTCGGTTGACAAGGTTGAGACAGTAGATTACCAGGGGACCAAAGCTGAACTGGAATTGAATTCGGGATATTATAAGGCGGGACTTTATGAGGTGAATATAATTGCTTCATTAAGTGCCGCAAATAATCCCTTCAGTGAATCCGAGTCAAGCTATAATCTTCTGGTAACCTGTAAGGCCGGTTACGGTCATGAGGATACCGAAATTTTACCAAAGGATATAATCGGAGCCATAAAGACACAGGTTTTTCAATGGTATGAGAACAGGGATGATTTTTATGAAGGTAATTACCTGGGAATGGTTAACAAGATCATCAAATTATACCGGAGAGACTGGATATGAGAGTCACGAAGTATAATAAAAAGATCACTATTA